GAATCTCAACATCAGTAAAAGTAATAGCTTTTGTATATACAGGAACAGATCCAAAGTCTAAGACAATAGACTTACTTGAAGAACCACCACCACCACCCGCATTGATGGTGATGGTGTCTGATGTCTCATCTACAGTTACACCAGTACCAGCAACAATCTGCTTAGGTGCTACCGCAACTACGCCTTGTGCGATACTAACACTCACATTAACTCATCACTGCACGTAGTTTAGCAACCTTCTCTTCGTACTCTGAAACAAGAGTGTTGAGATTAACTTGCTGTTCAGCAACTTGCTTTTCACGAGCAGCTAGTGCTTTATCACGACCAGAGAAAGAATCAATCAGGGTCTTAGCAGCCACGGTAGCAGCTTGTGCTTCCTGTGCAGCTTTCTCAGAACGTTCCGTGGTAGCTTGCAGGTTCTCTTGTTTAGTCTTGAAAATACGAATCTCTTGTTCTACTTGTTTAGTAAGAGCTTCTTCTTTATCCTTGAAAGCTTTGTCTAGAGCTTCTGACTTTGCTTCAACTTCTTTACGAAGTTTGTCCAGTTCAGATGCTTTACCTACAGTTGCAATAGAAGCAGCAAGGCGACCTTGTTCATCCTGTAGACGAGTTAGCAGAGCTTCGTACTTAGCTGGGTTTTTAACCAGATCAAGGAAGTCAGCAATATCTTGAATGTTCATTAACGTTGTCCTTGTAGGATGGTAAGGGTTGCACCACCACTGGTCCATGCTGTAACGTTCAAGCGAATAGCGCGAACTGGAAAAGCATAGTTACCATCTTTGTTTGTGGTTTGTGCTGCAATAGTAGAATGCGGAAAGGCGACTGGGGTTACAGTTGAATCATACACATCATCAAAGGTATGTTCAACAGAGTAGGTTAGAACACCAGCACCAATAGTAACAGCTAGTCCTACATTGAAAGGACTCTGTTTATAATCGAGTGGAATCCACGCCGTTGCTCCTGTACTGCCTGCTTGCGTAATTACTTGTGGGCGCATATAATTCTCCAAAGAAAAAGGGGTAGGAACCTTTTACAGAACCTACCCCTCTGGGATACCCTATTAGAAGGGTTGACCTTGCGGCGGAATAATGTATTCCACCTTGACTAGAACCGGAGTGGTTAGAGTCAAACTTGCTTTAACATAAACTGGCTTATCAGCAGTTTGTTGAACACCTACTTGAGCACCCGTCTGAGCACCACTAGCTGCATAGCCAGTGGAGTTCGGAGCGAAAGCATTAACAAGTTCAGTGCCACCGTTAGTGAAACCAACGTTAACAGTCTGTGTAGCGTTAGCGCCAGTACAGATAGTATAGACACCAACAACAACTGCAAAGGCCGGTAGAATGAAAGCCAGAAAGCCAGTGGCACCGTCTGCAACTTCTAGCTTAGCTAGTTTTACATACGGGTCACGTGCGGCAGGGGTAGTAAGACAAACACCTGCTGGACCAACAGTACCGATACCCATGATTAAGCGCCTTGTGAGCCGTACAGAGCACGGGGATCAGACCAACCGAAGGAATAACGAGCAGTGGCCTTGAACTTAGCGTTCTCGGTATCAAAGTCATTGTCCATCTCGAACTGATCACCACGACGCTCGAAATACTTCAGGCCATCCTTAACACTAGTCTTGATGAACCATGCATCCGGGTCAGTCAAGTAGTGGTTAGTGATAACGTTAGAGAAGATACCTTGTTGCTTCAGGACGTTCGGATCATTAAGATCAGTACCAACGCGACCATCAGAACCAAGGATACGAGCAGTCTCGAATTGCAACTGGTAAGGAATAACCAGACCTTCCGGGCGAGCAGCGATCAACAGACCACGATCATCACGGAAACCTGCAATATCAATAACAGCTTGTTCAAGAGCAGCTTCGCTCAAGTCAGCAGCAGTACCAATCTTGTTAGACCATTCACCACCAGCAACGTTAGGATGCTGAGCGTTAATCAGAGTTTTACCATCGCCACCAACACCACCAGTAAAGGCGTTGTTGTAAACGTTAGCACCTAGGATTTCCTTGGTATGACGCATAGAGCGTGCGAGAGCTTTAGCCTTCTGTGCACCAACCTTACCATACTGGTCATCTTCATAGATCTCACGAGTAACCATAAAGCCGAGTGCATACACGACATGGTTGTAACGTGAGGTGAAGCCTTGACGTTCAGAATCATAAGTGATTGGAGCGCCTTCAGTTTTAACTGAAGCCAGACCAAAAGAACTCAGACCAACATCTTCTTCGTAAGCTTTATCGGAAGTATTCTTCTCGAAAAGCTTTTCCCATTCCACTGGATAGTCGTTGTACTCTTTTCCGTAGATAGAGTTCAGACCGGGCCAGAGTAGCTTAGCAAAGCTCGAACTAGTAATAATACCAGACATATCTTATCCTTTCAATTTTTAATTGAATATTTATTAGACTTTTTTAGATTCTCTTCAGCAAGTAAATATTGAAGATTATTTGAAACATGTAAACCACAAACTAGTTCACCTTTGATTGGAATAATGTGATCTACATGATGCCCCATTGGGCAATGTAAATAGATACGTTTTATTTCAAGAGGGTCACTCCATTTCGGAGTAGCTTGTAGTTGTTCACAACGTCGATTTGCAGCAGACAGTCTGAATATCTCTGGATGAGTTTCTCGATAAGTTTTACACTTTCGAGAGTTTCTATCTTTTTGGTTTTCAGATCCTTTTGTTGCAAGCCAATATCGTGTGTGCCGTAATTGCTCTTTCTCTTTGTTCTTAACTCGGTATTCTTTAGCTATAATACTACAACAAGTTTTACAATAGCTAATAGGTTTTCCATGTTTAGTGTTAAACTCTGAGAGTTCTTTTAAAAGAGAGCATTTGCTGCACTGTTTCATAAAAGCCTAATAAAAATATTCAGACACCGGCGATGGCATTGCCATACGCATGGGTCGTGATTTTAACCAGTACCTTGTTAAAGGCAGCGGCAGCTTCATTGTCAGGACGCTTAACCACACCAAGGATTTGGAGTGGGCGAGTGGCAGAAGCAGATGGTGCAGTCGTAGAATACACATACATCGGAGATGCGCCAGTAGCGAGTGGCAGCGTGTGTGCGCTGGCACCAATATCAGCATTCAGACCAATGGAGGCAAGAGCTACAGCAGCATCAGCTTCAACTTCAAAGATAAGATCTGGTGAGTCTGCAACAAGAACATACTGCTTGGTAGAGGCTGCACGATATACCGGGGTATCCAAAGAGATAGAACCACCAGTCATCGAACCGTCAATCGGATCAAGCTTAGCATTGATAATACCAACAACTGCACCAACAACTGGAACTGCGACGACCTGTGAGGAAGCAGCAACTACAGATTCAACAGCCGGATAGCCGTTGGTTGAAGCAGAGTCGGAGAGTTTAACCAAGTCACCAACAAAGACCGGAATAGCTTCGCCAGCCGGTACTTCGTAGATGTTTGCTTGTCCATTATAGGGAGAGCCATTTAGATGCTTTACCGGCTTAAAGCCAGCAATGCGGGAAGTGTTTGCCATTTATTTTCCTTTAATATGACAGGCTTCCCAAGATGTTTTATGAGGTCTTGATAGACCCGTACATACCCTGAGAAGCTTCTTTTTTCATTGTTGCCTCAGTTTCTTTGGTGTAAGCATCTTTCTTAGCTTGATCTTCATCGAACCATTCTTTCTTGATTCGCATTAGATAAGAGACAGTGCCATCATTGCTGGTAACTTTCTTACCAGAACCAATGTCTGAGGGATCAAATACACGAGAATCTCCAACGAGCAATTCAGTGTCCTGAACTACTTCATAACCTGCCTGTTGGAAATTTGACACGCGGCTTCCAGTATCATTCACAAAGCGATAAACAAAGTTTGGATCTTTGTCACCAGTGATAGATTGTGGGCCCCGTTGAAAAAGCGATTTGCGTTCTGTACGCTTAGAAGAAACTTTAGCATTCATTATTTAACACCTCTGAGTTTTTTAACTTCGGTAATATATTCATCTTTGGACATCACACCGGCTCGAATAAAAGTGTTCATTACTTTGCGCTCATCTTCTGTGAGTTCAAAGGAACCTTTATTTCCGGTTGGTGCGCTTGCACCTTCAACACTGGTTGGTTTAGAACGGTTTGGGTTAACAAACTTGTCCTTGAACCTATTCTTTACTTGGGCAGTAACATACTGTAAGACTTCTTCTGGTTCTAGATTCGGATTCCGTTGGGCATAACCTGCGCCAAGGGTGTCTGCATAGT